GCTTGGTCATAGGCGTGCAGGGCGTCCAGATCGACCGGGGTGATCACCGTCTCTTGATCGAGCGGCGTGGCGCGGTGCTCGGGCGGGGCCTGGCATACCACCACGGGGCGGAAGCCGTGCAGGGGCCGGGCGCTGATGCGCTGCGGGGTCTTACCGGCCAACTCAGCGGCGCGCTCCATGGCTGCGTGCCAATTGGGTGCCGGGATGTCGATGTCTTGCTTGGTGCCGTCTGCAAAAACGGCCTTGGTTGCGAAGATCATGAATGCCTCCATTGATGGGTGACAGGCGGGGTGGTGGCGTGGGCCGCGGCCGATGCGAGCAGCAGCACGGCCGCGATCAGCAGGGCGAGGGTGATCAGGCGGTGCATGTCTTCGCCTCCTCAACTGGTGCTGCGCTGAGCGTGCCCAGCGTTTTGCCCAGCAGCGCCTGCAGGCGGGCGGCGTGGCGCTGCGCGGTGACGTCGGTCATGCGGCGCGCCTGGTCAAAGTGCCGGGTGACGGTGCAGCCCATGTCGTCGCTGCGGGCGATGGTCTGCACCCAGCGCGTGGCGGTGCCCTCGCGCTCGATGCGGATCACGTGGTCGAGTGCTGCCATGGCGCGGCCTCAGTGCAGCGCGGGGCCGCCGCCGACCAGGCGATCGGTGCCCAGGATCAACACGCCGGCAACGATGCCGCCGGCGCTGATGAGGGCCAGGGCCGCGGTGGCAATCACCAGAGTGATTGCCCGGCGGGCGGGGGTGAACAGCCACATGGGTCAGTCCTCCACCCGGGTGGACGCAACGCGGCGCATGAACCTGGCGTGCAGGCGGTAGTAGCGCCGTTGCCAGTCGGCCGCCTCTATCATGGCGTTGCAGTATTTCCAGCCCTGTCGGTCGAATGCGTTCAGGGCCTTGTAGACGATGAACAGCAGCGCGAGGTGTTCGATCACCAACGCCGTCCACACAAATGCAGAGGCGCGCAGATGGACCTTCACCCAATCGCTCAGCTCATTGAGGATGGCCTGCGGCCATTCTTGGCTGGTGGTGCCGTGTTCGGCCCGCTTGGCCTGTTGATCGGGCACCGCCTGCAGTTGGGCCGGGAGCGCCGCAAGGAATACAACGAGGCTGTCGACCCCGTGCGCAAGCGCCTGCTGCGCCAGCTCGAGAACCCCACGCCCATGACCCGCACCGAGCCCACGCGGGACGAGCTCGACCGCCTGCGCCCGCACCTGGGCTGGCTGCAGCGGCAGCGCGTGTGCCGTGCCATACAGCGGCATCAAGAGTGCGCCAGCCAGTGCCAGGCCCGCGGCGCAAGCGGCCATCCCCACTACACGGACGTGCGGGCCATCAAGGCCACCATCGCGGCATTGCTCGCCATGTTGCCGCGGCGTTGAAAGAGTGCGCGATTTCACAGCGCGGCCTCCACCGGCACCAGGGTGCCGAAGTCGTCAACGACGCATTGCGTCGAGATAGACATGAAGGTGATTGGGCCGGCCACGAAGACGTGGGTCTTGCCGGGTGTGGCGCCGCCTCCCCAGCGGAGCCACACCAGTTCCAGCGACAGCACCGCGCCGTTGCCGTTGCTCATGTGCGTGACGCGGCTCATGCTGCGGCCCCTGCGCGCTGAGCCATGGCCAGGATGTTCTGTTCGACTTGGATGGGCGCAAGGCCCGTGCGCAGCGCGAGCTGCAGCACCAGTTGCAGGTAGCGGGCATCGTTGCGCGCTTTGGCCTGCAGGGCGGTGGTGGCCATGGTGGCCAGCTGGGTGGTGGTGTATTTCACCTGCTGCTCCCTCGCCTTGTTGCCCCGGTGGGGCGGCTTTCAAGGCGACGGAGCAAATGCTAGGCGTACCTAGCATTTTGGTCAATAGGTATACCTAGCTAATGACTAGGTTTCCCTACTTTTTTGCCACACTGGTGCGCAGGCCGGGCAGGCTGACGCTTTTGCGGTGGCGCATGAGGTGGGAGGGTTGGGCCGATTGGCGACCCGTATGCCGGCTGCAGGGCGGTTGTGCCGCCTACTGGCAGTTGGCCTTCCAGAGGGAGTCGAACCGCAGGGCGAGCAGTTCCTCGCCGGTGGGCTTGCGGTGATCGTGTGTCTTCATGAAGGCGATCTGAAGGTCTAGGTCGGCGATGATGTCCGATGTGTCTCGCTGACCGCTGGTGAAGGGCTCGACCGTTTCGCTCTCGATGGCGTACCCACCTGGGTGAGAGATGAAGCGCTTGAAGCCCACATACCCGCCGGCGCTACCTTTGGAGTTGACTTCGCCGCACAGGTTCGGGCCCCTGATCTTCCAGTCCCGGAACTTCACAGTGTCGGGATCCTTCAGGGCGCGCACGAGCGGCGCTGATCGCAGATCGAACTCTTGCTGGTCGGACCACCGAACGTAGCCGTAGGCGGCGCCGGCCGTGACGATGGCGCCGATGGCCCAAAGGGCCGCATTCATTTTTTTCATTTCCGGTCACTCCCCTGTGAATTCTTCGGCAAGCACCCCCCGCGCGTCTCGGGAGTCGCCCCTCCTCAGGCGAGCCGCGCGAAGGTCGACCAGATTGTAAAGTTCGGCCCCCCGCTCTACGTGCCGGTGCGTTTGGTCTGCTGCGTTGCGGGTGGGGTGCCACCAAGGGTGCGGGTTAGGTCGTCGCGCGCGATGCGGCTGTCGGGGCTTCTGCTCAATGAGGTGAGGTCTTCGGCGGCGGCTTGTCTGTCGGCCTTGTCGAGCTTTTCCAGCAGCTGGCTCAGTTGCTCGACCAGTTCGTGCACGGGGAGCGTCCGCGGCGGGGTGGTGTAAGGCTTGACGGCCTCTTCAGCCGCTTGCGATGCCGGTTCGTCCTCCCAGTTTGGCTGGCCCACGCCTGAGCCAATCCAGTCCCGCGAGCACCGGAAGAACTTGGCTGCGGCCCGCGCGGCTTTGTCGCCCAGGCTTTTGGTTTCGCCGTTGAACCAGTCGGCGACAGAAGCGCTTTTGACGCCACAGGCTCGCGCCAGGTCGGCTTTCTTCGTGACCTTTCGGTGTTTCATCGCCCGGTTGAGGCGGTCTGCAAGTGTCTCCATTAGGTTAGCCTACCCACCGAACTGCTAGGCATGCCTTTACAAAAATGCTAGGGACACCTAGCATGCCGAAATGGACCTCATTTCGGAACTTGGCGGGCCGGCCGTTGTCGCGCGGTGGACTGGCTGCAAATCGCCCTCGGTGATCGAGTGGCGAAAGCGTGGCATCCCATCGAAGTGGGGCCCGTCGATCGAGCGCGGCAGCGAGGGGCGATGGGCGTGCGAAGTCGTGTGCCCCGATGCGCGCTGGGTGCGCGTGCCTGACCCTGAATGGCCATGGCACCCCGATGGCCGGCCGCTGCTGGATGTGGTTGTGTCCTCGGATGGCCAGGCGGCGCAGGCCGAAGGGGTGCGCGATGCGGCGTGAGCGATTGTTGACGCCTGGGGTTGACGTCCAGGCGAAAGGATTCCGGCTGTCTGTGCCGACGGTGTGGATCGTGCGCCAGGTTCGACGTAGGAAGGCCATGTTGCCCTGGCGGCGCAGGGCTGCGGCAGGGGCTGCTTTAGCGAGGCGTGCTGCGAGAATGACGAAGGTCGGCCCGGTGCGCTTCATCGATGTGATTGAGGCTTCACCAGTCTCGGGTGAAGCCCAGGCCACGAGAGACTTGCCGGGGGGGGCTGCTGGGGATTGCTCCGACCTGCATGTTGAGCTTGCACAGCGGGCAGAAGGCATAGGTGGGTGTGACGCGCAAAACGCCCTTCTTGCCGGCATCGAAGCACGGCTGGCAAAGGAAGTGGGCGGGCTCATCAGTGCGCTCGCTCAATTCGCCAGCCGGGCGCAGTTGATAGGCGAAGAACTCCCCGACAGTGCCCAGTTTTGCAAGCTGATAACGAGCTCGCTCGCTTTGACTGGCCTCCAGCTCGCGTATGCGTTCGGTAAGGACCGAGAGCGCCGCATCTTTGCTGATGATGGCCGCGAGTACCTCCGAGATCTGGGATTGAGCCTGGATGAGTTTTTCCGAGAGATCGATCTGGATGGCCGCCGCTTTTATGCCATCGCGCTCCGCGATGAGGGCGCTGCCAAGCTGGCGGGCGCTGTTGATGCTGGCCAGCAGGATGTGAAAGTCCATGGCCCGTCCCTTCGCAATGGTGGTTGATGTGAGAGTCTCCATCGTAGCGAAGCGGATGGGCCGCCCATTCAATGGCGAGGTGCGCGATGCGGCGTGACACGGTGCTGCTGGTCATGCACCAGATGTCGGAACTGTGCCGGGCAGATGTAGCCCCACCCTTCGGGGGTAGTGATGCGACGTGAAGACCTGAGCGACTTCATTGCCCTGCTGCGCCGCGCTCACCGCAGCAAGGCCCCTGTGACTATCTCGATGTCGATCAAGGGGCCTGAGGTGGGTTTCAGTTCGGCGATTTATGTTGGGGAGTCTGTGGCGCTAGCTCATCGGCTTTTTGGAGCAGCGCCATCGCCAGATTGCGAGCCGCATCGGCAGACAGAAACAGCGGCGGGTGGGAGCGATGTTCCCCGCCCGGAAAGTGCTGGTAGCGCAGCGTGAGCAGGATGAAGTCTTCGCGCTGCTTGTTGTCGCCCAGGGTCTTGATTTCAAAGAGGCCGCGGGTGAGTACGTCGAATTCCATTGCCATGGGTGCCCTCCTGTGTGGCTGGGTTGGTGTTGGAGCCTCCAGCGTAACGCAGGCAGGGCGCCCGCCCATTCCGTGCGAGGTGTGCCATGGCTGGTGATGTCTCGCGGCTCTATGCCGTGGTAATCAAGGTGCCGCTGTGGGTGCGTTGGTGGCTGTGCGCCTTGTGCTTCGTGGCGCAAGTGATGCGCATGCAGCCTGATGAGCGCAAGGTGGGGGCCTTTCTGGCCCGCCACACCAGGGTGCGCATCGTGCCCCTGGGTGATGCGAGGGCACCGCCATGACGGGCAAAGCTGAGCGCAAGCCCTGGCCAGCCGGCGGGGCCATCAAGACAACTGAGGCTGAACGCCTGGCTGAGCGCCGGGCGAGGGCCAATTCGGTGGGCGGCAGGGCGCGCAATGAGCAGCGCAAGGCCGCTGCATGGGCGCCCACCGGCGAGGGGATCAAGCGTGGCTGGTGAATGGATCAAGATGCGGGGCAACCTGTGGGATGACCCGCGGGTGGCCAGGCTGTGTGACCTGACCGACAGCACAGAGGCGGCCGTGATCGGCGCGCTGTACTGGCTGTGGGCATCGGCTGACCAGCACACCGAGGATGGGTGCATGCCTGGCCTGTCGTTGCGGCAGATCGACCGTAAGACGGGCGTGCCGGGCATCGGCGCGGCGCTGTGCCAGATCGGATGGTTGGTGGACGGGCCTGACGGCGTGGTCATCACGCGGTTCAGTGAGCACAACGGCGCGTCCGCCAAGAGCCGGAGCGTTGATGCGAAGCGCAAGGCCGATGGCCGGGGTTCGTCCGGGTCCAGCAAGGACAAGGGGCAGACGAAGACCGGACGCAAGGCGGATGCATCGCCTAAACAATCCGCAGAACGTCCGGAATCTGTCCGGGTGGCAACCGGACAAGATGCGGACACAACGCGGATGGATCCCGGAGGAAACTCGGAGCTAGAGAAAGAGAAGAGTATTAATACCCCCATACCCCCAGAAGCTGACGCTTCCGGGGGCTCAGGCCCTCAGGCTTCGCCGGGGGATGACTCGCCGGGCTCAGGTGATGCGGGGGAGGGTGAGGAAGTGGGCCGCACCGGAGCGGTGGCGTTGCCGGTGTGGCTGGCGCGATGCCAGGCCGCTGGCGTGTTGCCATTGCCGGCGGGCTGTGAGCCGCTGCAGTACGCCGAAAGCATCGGGTTGCCTGGCGACGTGATGCAGGCGCACTGGGCCGAGTTCAAGGCCCGCCATTCGCATGACGGCGCCAAGCGCTACAGCGACTGGCCGGCCACGTTGTTGCGGTCGCTGCGGGGCAACTGGTACGGCATCTGGCGGGTGACCCCTGGCGGTGGTGTCGAGGTCACGTCGGCGGGAAACCAGGCCATGCTGGCCCACGGGCTTGGGCCTGACCTGGGCGGGCAGGCGGCATGACCACTGTCGAGATCACAGCAAGCCGCATGCCGCACAGCGACGAGGCCGAGCAGGCGGTGCTGGGCGCGCTGCTGCTGGACAACGATGCCTTAGACCGCGTGGCGGACATCCTCAAGGCTGCGGACTTCTACCACCCGAGCCATGCAGCGGTGTGGGACACCCTGTGCCAGATGATCATGGCGCGCAAGGCCGCGGACGTGATCACGGTTGCCGAGGCTGGCCATGACATGGCCTACCTCAACGCGATGGTGCAGTCGATCCCCAGCAGCGCAAACGCGCGGCGCTGGGCTGAGCTGGTGCGCGAGCGCAGCCTGGAGCGTGAGCTGATCCGCGCGGCTGGCGACATCGCGGCCGATGCAGTGGGCGATGGGGAGGTGCGGGCCAAGATTGACCGTGCCCAGACGCGCCTGGCGAGCCTGGGTGAGGTGCGAAGCGCCAAAGAGCCGGTGCCGCTTGAGGCGGCGGTGGTGGCTTACCTCGACCACCTCACAGACGAATCGGAAGGGCGCAGCCGCATCTTCCCCACGGGCCTGAAGCATCTGGATCGGCAGCTCAATGGCGGCCTGCGAGAGGGCGAGCTGGCGGTGATTGGTGCGCGGCCGAAGATGGGCAAGACGGCGCTGATGCTCACGCTGCAGCGTGCCATGAGCTGCGACTACAGCTCGCTGGTGCTGAGCCAGGAAATGCCGGTGAACGAGCTGGTGGCCCGCCACATGGCTGCGCTGGGGTCAATCAACCTGGCGGACTTGCGCAAGCCCGACCCCGCCAACGATGCCATGTGGGGGGCGGTTTCTGAAGCGGCTGAGCGGATGAGGCCCTTCAACATGATGCTCGATGACCAGCGCGGGCTGACGCTGCTGGACGTGCGGCGCAAGGTGATGCAGGCCAAGCGGCGAGCGGGCCTGGACGTGGTCTTCGTGGACTTCCTGCAGCTGATGGCGGGGGAGGGGCGATCGGGGGAGAACCGCAACCAAGAGCTCGACAAGATCGCGAACGGCCTCAAGGCCATGGCGGGCGAGTTCGGGATCGCGGTGGTGCTGCTGTCGCAGCTCAGCCGTGAGGCAGACAAGCGGGCAGGGCCACCCGTGATGACCGATCTGCGGGACAGCGGGGCCATCGAAGCGGCGGCCGACATCATCGCGCTGCTGCACCGTGAGTACGCCCACCCGATGGGCTCGAAGACCGAGGATTGGAAGCACCACGCGCAGCTTGAGATCGTGCAGCGCAACGGCGCCCCGGGCACGGTGGCGCTGCACTTCTCGGGCGAGTTTCAACGCTTCTCGGACTGGGAAGGGCCGTGGCCTGAGCGCATCGGGCGCAAGTCGGCCGGCTATGCGAAGGGGATGACGTGAAGGTCGACTTCAAGATCGAAGGCTTGGCAGGGGTCAAGAACCTGCTCACGGGCATGAGCGACCGGCGCATCAATTCGGCGCTGGCCACGGCGTTGACGCGCACGGCCATCGAGGCCAAGGATGCGGCCGTGGCGCGCATGTCCGTGGATCTGGACAGGCCCACGCCCTACACCCGCAACAGCGTGCGCGTGAAGACCGCTACGGGCACCGAGGCGGCTGCGGGTGTGCGCAATCTGCCCAACCCGAATGACCCGTTCGACGGGCGCTTGGTGGAGTCAGGCTACCTGTCGGCCGATGTCTTCGTCAAGGATGCTTCAGGGGTCACCAGGAAGGGCACGCCAGCCACCGAATACCTCATGCCGCAGGTGGTGGGTGGGGCGCGTCGTTTGAAGCGCCTGGAGCTGGCATTGCAGGCCAAGGGTGCTATGCCGAGGGGGTGGCAGGTGGTGCCTGCAGCGGGTGCGCGCCTGGATGCCTACGGCAACGTGAGCCGGGGGCAGGTGAACCAGATCTTGAGCCAGCTCGGGACCGAGCTGACCGCGGGCCACAACCGCAGCTTGAGCACTGACCCAGCGAAGCGCAGAGCCGCAGTGAAGCGCGCTGGGGGACGCTACTTCGTGATCCCTCCCGGCGGCAAGAAGCAAGCGGGGATCTACCAGCGCGAGTATTTCGTGCGTGCGGCTGCGCTGGTCTTCGTCTTCGTGCGCTCAACCACGTATCAGCCTCGCTATGGCTTCGAAGCTGCTGTGCAGCGCACCGCCCAGCAGCGCCTGCCGGCCAACGTGCAGGCGGCCATCGCGGCGTCTGCAGCGCGACTCGCGGCCAGGGGGAAATCGTGACCGACAGCAACCCCTACCCCCCTACCCATGGGGGTGTCGGCGGGTCCTCCCAGGGGGTCGCCACTGGGGGTAATTCGGACCCCGCTCTTGGACTGTTCAACGGTGCTCCTAAGGGGGTTCCGCTTTTGCTTTGCACCCTATGAAGATCGAACTCTTACCACTCAACGCCATCAAGCCCAACGAGCGCAACAGCCGCACGCACTCGGATGAGCAGGTGGCCGACATCGCCAAGTCGATCACCGAGTTTGGCTGGACGGTACCGCTACTGATCGATGAGGCCGGCACGCTGCTGGCCGGGCACGGGCGCTTGCGCGCGGCCCAGTTGCTGGGCCTCGATGCCGCCCCGTGCCATCGCAAGGTGGGTCTCACCGATGCGCAGAAGCGCGCCTACGTGATCGCCGACAACAAGCTGGCCCAAGGGTCAGAGTGGGACGAAGAACTGCTGCGCCTTGAGCTGAAGGACCTCATGGCCGTGGACTTCGACATGGGCGCGCTCGGCTTCGACGAAGACGAGCTCAACGCGCTGCTCATGCAAGACCCGAAACCCGAGGGGGGGGGGCGTTGCAACCGAGGGCCTGAACGATGCGGACGATGCGCCCGAGCCCGAGCAGGCCGTCGTCTCACTGACCGGCGACGTGTGGGTGCTGGGTGGGCATCGCGTCATGTGCGGTGACAGCACCAGCGCAGCCGACGTGGCCCAACTGTTGGCCGGGGAGACTGCCCAGCTGCTGCATGCCGACCCACCCTATGGCATGGGCAAGGCGGCCGATGGCGTAGCCAACGACAACCTCTACGGCGCCAAGCTCGACGCCTTCCAGATGGCGTGGTGGCGGGCATTCCGTGCGCACCTGGCTCCCAACGCCACGGCCTACATCTGGGGCAACTCGCCCGACCTGTGGCGGCTCTGGTATGCAGGCGGCCTGGGCGACAGTGAGCCGCTCACCATGACCAACGAGATCGTCTGGGACAAGAAGTCGATCGCAGGCATGGCCTCGCCGGAGATGACGCAGTACCCCGAAGCAAGCGAGCGGTGTCTCTTCTTCAAGATCGGTCGGCACACGCTGTTGCCGGCGGGGAACTCAAAAGACGATTATTGGCCGGGCTGGGATTCAATCAGAACTTGGCTGATCGGTGAGCGCGACAAGGCGGGCTGGCGTGCGTCTGACTTGACGCGCATCGTCGGCAACCACATGCAGGGCCACTGGTTCGGAAAGAGCCAGTGGCAGATGATCAGCGAGCGGGACTACATAAAGCTGGCCAAGGCCGCTGAAGGCCGGGCCTTCACCAGGCCGTTTGTCGAACTGCAAGCCGAACATCAGGCGCAGTATGCCGTCTATGTCTCTGATGTCTTGGGGCCCCGCGGGGAAGAGTTCCGCGCCGGCCGCCCCTACTTCGACAACGCCCACGATGTGATGCGCGACGTGTGGGAGTTCTCCCGCGTCACGGGTGATGAACGCCACGGCCACGCGACACCCAAGCCGGTGGCCATGATGGAGCGCGTGATGCGCAGCAGCCTGCGCGATGCCGGCCTTTGCATCGAGCCCTTCGGTGGAAGTGGATCCACGCTGATGGGTGCCGAGCGCACTGGCCGGCGCTGCTTCTCGATGGAACTGCAGGGCATGTACGTCGACGTCATCGTGCGCCGCTGGCAGGCCCACACCGGCCAAGAGGCGGTGCTTGAGTCAACCGGCCAGACCTTCGCCGAAGTGCAGGCTGAGCGCGTCACGGATGAGGTGCCTGCGTGAACGCACCGGCGCCGGCCAACACGATCAGCCACGACGCTGCTGCATCGCTGCTGCAAGTCAGCCCCGACCAGCTCACCAAGCTGGTGGGTGCGGGCATAGTGCGCCGCGCAGGGCCAGGGAAATACGTTCCGGCCCACATCCTCAGGGACTACATCGGGTACCTGCATCAAGAGCCAGACCGCCGCGAGCGCATGCCCACCCAGGCCGAGATCGCCGCGCATCTGGACATGAGCGAGCGCAACCTGCGTGAGCTGCTGGGCCAACTGGGCATGGACCACAAGCAGACCCCTTTGTCGGTGCTGCGTGCGGCCTACATCCGCCGGCTTCGTGAACAGGCCGCGGGCCGTCTGGGTGGCGACAGTGAAGGGCTCGATCTGGTGCAGGAACGCGCGGCGCTGGCCAGGTCGCAGCGCGAAGGGCAGGACATCAAGAACTCAGTGGCGCGCGGAACCTATGGCCCGATCGATCTGTTGGGCGATGTCCTGGCCAACGCGGCGCAATCGGTGGTCGATCGCTTCGACCAGATCCCAGCAGCGCTTCGCCGCGTATGCCCAGACCTGCCACAGCCGGCCCTCAACGCGATCATGCGCGAGCTGTCGTCGGCTCGAAACGAGATGGTCCGCAAGACCGAAAGCCTGATGGCCGACATGCTGGGCGAGGGTGACCAGCCTGTTGAAGATGAAGACCCGGTCGACCTGTCGGCGCCCGACGAAGAATGACCACGTACAACCCGCTCCCGTCTGAGCTGCGTGCTGCTGTCTTGCGCTCAGTGCGATCGGGCCTGGCGCCGTTGAAGGCCGAGCCGCCCATGACGCTGAGCGAGTGGGCATCGAAGCACTTTGAACTCGACGAGGAAAGCAGCCACAAGCGTGGCCGCTGGGAGCCCTGGGCTTTCCAGATCGGGTGGATGAATGCGTTCGGTAACGACGCCATCGAAGAGGTCAACGTCAAGAAGGCCAAGCGGGTGGGCTACACCAAAACGCTGGTCGCCTTCGCTGCCTACAACGCCTCGCACCGTCGCCGCAAGCAGGCCATCTGGCAGCCCACCGATGATGACCGCGACTCGTTCGAAAAGAGCGAGATCTCCCCGGCCTTCGACATCTGCGCCGCGCTCAAGCCGGTGAAGCGTGCGGGTGCCGATCAGAACACCATCAAGTTCAAGCGCTTCCGCGGCAGCGTGCTGCACCTGCTGGGGGCCAAGGCCGCACGCAGCTTCAGGCGCATCACCGTGGCCGTGTCGATCCTCGACGAGATCGACGCCATGGATCAGATCGTCGAGAAGACGATCGACCCATTCACCGGCGCGTGGGGCCGTCTTGAGGGTGCACCTTTCCCCAAGATCGTGATCGGCTCGACGCCGCGGGTGAAGGGCATCAGCCACCTCGAACGGCGCGTGAAGGTGGCCGACGCGCGCATGCTCTACAACATCACGTGTCCCCATTGCGGTGTTGAACACCCGCTTCTCTGGGGCGGCAAGGATATTGCCCACGGCTTCAAGTGGGACGGCAGCGATCCGAAGACGGCGCCGGCCACCGTGCGCCACGTGTGCCCGCACTGCCATGCATCGATCACGCAGGCCGACTATCTGGCCGTCACCGATGCCGGTGCTTGGGTCGATCACCTCGGGCGCCTGCGCTATGACCACGTGGCCGACGTTTGGTATGGCGAAGACGGTGCCGAATGCCAGCCACCGCGCCACGTTGCATTCGACGACGTGTGGACGGCCTACAGCCCCCAGCGCACCTGGCCCGACATCGTGCGCGAGTTCCTTGAAGCCCGCATCGCTCAGAAAGGCGGCGACAGCGCGCCCATGCAAGGCTTCGTGAACGAAACGCTGGCCCAGGTGTGGGAGGAAGAGTATGAACACACCGACGCCACCGTGCTGCAGCAGCGCGCCAAGCTCGATACCGACGTGCCGCTGCTCACCGTGCCCGCCGGCGCCTGCAAGATCCTCATGGGCATCGACACACAGGCCGACCGCTGGGAAGCAACCGTGTGGGCTGTTGGCCGTGGTGAAGAGATGTGGCCCATCGATCACCGCATCGTCTACGGCAACCCGGCCAGCCAGGCCGAGTGGGGCGCCAAGCTCGACCCGCTGATCGCCACCGTCTACCAACACGTGCACGGCGCCCGCATGCCGATCGATGCCGTTGGCATTGACACCGGCGGCAGCAACTGGACACACCAGGCCTACAACTGGGTGCGCGAGCGGCCCCACCTGCCGATCTACGCCACCAAGGGTGACCCGGCCCTGGGCTCGCCCATCAAGATGAAGCCCAGCATGGTGGACGTCAACGCGCGGGGCCGCACCATCAAGCGCGGCCTGAAGCTGTGGCGCATCTGCGTGGACACGGCCAAAGATCTGCTGCACGGCCGCCTCGACAAAGTGAAGGCCCACGGCCCTGGCTACGTGCACCTCAACCGATACCTCTCGCCCGAATGGTTCGGCCAGCTCACTGCCGAGCACCGCATTCGTGTGCGCACGGCCCGTGGCTGGGAAGAGCGCTGGGTGTGCCCCGCTGGCCACCGCAATGAAGCGCTCGACTGCACCGTGATCGTCATGTTCTTGTGCCAGGTGCTGGGCCTGCACACCCAGACCGCAGCCACATGGGAGCGCTGGGAATCGGCGCTGCTGCCGGACTTGTTCAGCGCTCCGGTACCGCAGCCATTGCCGGCACTGCCAGCCACCTCCGCACCGGTGCTGTCGGATGAGCCTATCCAGCGCACCGTGCCCCCCGTTCTACCGCCACCCGTGCCGCGTCAACCCGTGCGGCCATCCAGCATCGCCTCCTCCGCATGGAGTTCGCGTCTATGACCACGCAAGATCACATCACCGCCGGCGAGAGCCCGGCCATTCGCGCCGACCAATGCAGCCGCATCACCAAGATCGTGGCCGGCATCCTGCGCCGCAAGGTGTTTGCTAGCGATCAGCTCGCGCACACCGTGGCGGCCGAAGTGGCCGATGGGCTGATCGACGAGTTTGGCGGCGGCATGATGTACGTGCCCATCGCTGACCGCAGGGCCGGCGTGACCAATCACGAAGCCATCGAGCGGTCGCTTCGTTCGGTCCTTGAGCCGGGCTTCTTGTCCCGCACCGCGAAGGCTCCGCGTGCCTTGATGGAGTCGGTAGCGGTCAAGCACGGCGTGGGCCGTCGCACTGTTGAGCGGGTGCTGCAACGCCTCAGGAACACCCAGGAATAGGGCCGCCGAATCGGGCTGCGCCACACTCATATGGCGTGGCGCAGGGCTTGTGGACACCATGCCGCTCCATGGCCACAACGCCCACCACCACCGCCGACCGCTTGGCTGCCTATCGCGCCGCGGAGGCTGCTGTACTGCTAGGCCAGGAAGTCCGCGCCGACCTCGGCAACGGCGCCACCCAGCTCTGGAAAGGTGCTGACCTGGCGCAGATCCGGGCCGGCATCGCCGGGCTGGAACGCCAGCTCGCCAACGAACAGTCCGCCGCATCCGGCGCGCCGCGCATCGGCGGGCTGGGCTTTGCCCGTGCTCGCATGGACGGGAGCTGCTGATGGCTCGCCCTGGTGTCGGTGTGGTGGCTCGCATGCTTGACCAGGCGGTCGCCGCGGTGGCGCCCAGCCTGGCCATGCGCCGCGCGGCGGCCCGTCGAGTGTTGGCGTACTACGAAGCGGCCAAGCCCGGCACGCAGCGCAAGATGCACCGCGACACCCGCGGCCCCAACGCGCTGGTCGACCAAGGTGCCGCCGCCATCCGCACCCAGATGCGGCACTACGACCGCAACCATGACCTCACCGTTGGCGCGCTCAATGTGCTGGTGGTCAACACCGTGGGCCCGGCCGGCATCGGCGTCGAGTTCCAGCCCCGCCGCAAAGACGGCACGATCCACACCGAGTACGCCGCGGCCCTTACCCGTGAGTACCAGGCGTTCTGCAAGCGCCCCGAAGTCACCCGCACCCACACCATGGGCAAGTGCCAGCGCCTGTCGGCGCGCACGTGGTTCCGGGATGGCGAGATGTTCATGCAGCACCTGCGCGGCCAGGTCGATTACCTGCGCCACGCATCGCGCGTGCCCCTCAGCCTTGAGCTGTTGGAGCCCGATCTTGTCCCCTTGGATTTGAACGACCCGGAGCGTGGCATTCGCCAAGGCATCCAGCTCAACACCTGGAACGAAAAGACCGGGTTTCACGTGCTCAAGCAGCACCCCGGCGAAGGTACGGTGCTGGGCAGCGGCGCTTTCTCCGGCACCAAGATCATCCCGGCTGAACGCATGACGCACCTGGCCGAGCTGAGCCGCATCGGCCAGCTTCGCGGTGTCAGCCGCTTCGCTTCGGTGATCACCCGCATCGAAGACCTGAAGGACTACGAAGAATCCGAACGCATCGCCGCCAAGATCGCCGCGATGCTCACGGGCTACGTGAAGCGCCAAGCGCCCGAAGGCGATGGCTACACGCCCACCATCGATCCCGTCACTGGCCAGCCAAAGTCCCGCGAGATTGGCTTCGCGCCGGGCATGATCATCGACACCCTAGCGGTGGGCGAAGAGATCGGCCTGATCGACAGCAAGCGGCCCAACCCGAACTTGGTGACGTTCCGCCACGGCCAGCTTCGTGCGTTCTGTGCGGGTGTCGGTGCCAGCTTCTCCAGCGTCTCGAAATCTTACGAAGGCACCTACAGCGCCCAGCGCCAAGAGCTGGTCGAGCAGTCGATCATGTACGCCATGCTCACAGACGACTTCGTGGGCATGTGGCTTGATCCCGTGGTGCAGGACTTCATCCGCATGGCCAACCTCTCGGCCATTGTGCGCATGCCCGCGGATGTGGATCCGCTCACCAACGACGACGTGCTGTACATCGCCCCGGGCATGCCCTGGATCGACCCGGCCAAAGAGGCCCTGGCCTGGCTCACGCTGATCGAAGCCGGCCTGGCCAGCGAAGTCGAAGGCATCCGCAAGCGCGGTGCCACGCCTGACAACGTGATCGCCCAACGCAAGGAATGGCAGGCCAAGCTTGAAAAGGCCGGCATCGCCATTCCTGCCGCGCCCGCCGCGCCTGGCGCTCAGCAGGGCGCCAAAGCCAGCGCTGCCATGCGCACCGGCCTGATGGCCGCCGCCATGAGCGAAGGCGCTCCCCACCAACCCGCCGGCACGCCGGCCGAGGTCTGACCCATGTCCCAACTTGCCCCCAACGCGCAGCAGCGCTGGTACACCATCCGCAACCTGGCGCCCGTGGCTGCAGCCGCACAAGCCGCCTTGGACCCATCGTCTGCCCCCAGCGCCTCGGCTGCCGAGGTGCTGATCTACGGCGACATCGGCGAAAGCTGGTGGGCTGAAACCGTCAGTGCCCGCGACTTCGTTGCCGAGATTGCCGCCCTGCAGGTCGACAAGCTCACCGTGCGCATTGCCAGCATCGGCGGCTCGGTGCCTGACGGCATTGGCATCTACAACGCGCTCAAGCGCCACCCCGCATCGGTCACCTGCGTGGTCGATTCCATCGCCTACAGCATCGCCTCGCTGATCGCCATGGCGGGTGATCGCGTCGAGATGGCGGCCAACGCGCTGCTGATGGTGCATGCCCCCTGGGCCGGCATCTATGGCAACGCGGAAGAGCTGCGCCGCATGGCTGATGTGCTCGACACCTACGCCCGCGCCATGGCCACCAGCTACGTCGCCAAGACAGGCAAGGGAACCGACGAAATCTTGGCATTGCTCAGCGATGGCGTCGACCACTACTACACCGCTGACGAGGCCCTGGTCTTCGGGTTCGTCGACGCCATCGTGCAAGGCCCCGAGGCCGCTGCTGATCCCGAGCCCGCGCAGGCCCGTGCCCGCGTGGTGGCCATGGCGCAGTCGCGCTATCCGCGGCCCGCGCCCACCCCGTCTCTTCCCGCGGCAGCCGCCGCACAACCACAGGAGCAGGCAACCATGCCTCAAGCCAACCAAGCCCCGGCGGCCAATCAACAAGCCGCCAACTCCACCAACCCTGCAGCGCCGGCCGTTGACCCGGCCGCGCTGGCCGCGGCGCGCGACGAAGGCGTGCGCGCCGAAGTGGCGCGCCGTCAAACCGTGCAAGCTGCGTTTGACCAGATCGGCACGCGCTTCGGCGATCTGTCGGATGTGCAGGCCCAGTGCCTGGCCGATCCGGCCATCGATGCCGACGAAGCCGGCCGCCGCATCCTGGCCAAGGCCGGTCGCGGTGCCTCGCCCGCTGGACAGATCACCACCGAAGCCGATGAGCGCGACAAGATCCGCGCTGCCATGACCAACGCCGTGTTGGCCCGCGGCGGTGCCATTGGCGATGGTGGCCGCGTGATCGCCATGGATACGGCCAACCCCTTCCGTGGCCGCTCGCTGCTGGAAATTGCCGAGGCCTGCGTACGCGCCACTGGCCGCAACACCGCGGGCATGGACAAGTTCGAGATCGTGTCTGCCGCCTTTGTTGGTCAAGGCACGTCCGACTTCCCGGTGCTGCTGGAAAACGTCATGCACAAGGCGCTGCTGGGCGCCTTCAAGGCCACGCCTGACAAGTGGCGCCTGATCTGCTCCATCGGTTCGGTGGGCGATCTGCGGGAGCACAACCGCTACCGCACCGGCTCCATCGGCAACCTCGACGATCTCGACGAGCACGGCGAATACAAAAACAAGCAGATCCCCGATGGCGAAAAGGCCAAGGTCAAGGTCGGCAAGAAGGGCAACATCATCGCCATCACCGACGAGCTGGTGATCAACGATGACCTGGGCGCCCTGGTGGGCTTGTCCACCATGCTGGGCCGTGCAGCTGCTCGCACCATCGAAACCTCGGTGTGGGCGTACCTGGCCAGCAACCCCGTGATCGACGATGGCCTGGCGCTGTTCCACGCCTCGCACAACAACCTGGCCGGCGCCGGCGCAGTTCCATCCACTGTCACGCTCACCGCGGCTCGCCTGGCCCTGGCCAAGCAAAAGGACATCGGCGGCAACGAGTTCCTCGACATCGTGCCCGGCATCGCCGTGTGCCCGTTGGAGCTGGGTGACACCTTCCGCACCCTCAACGGTTCGGAATATGACCCCGAAACCGCCAACAAGCTGCAGAAGCCCAACACCGTGCGCAACATGGTCTCGCAGATCGTGGAAACCCCGCGCCTGTCGGGCACCGGCTGGGGCGTCTTCGCCGATCCGTCCATGAACCCCGTGATCGAGGTGAGCTTCCTCGACGGCGTGCAAGAGCCCCGCATCACCACGCAAGACGGCTGGCGCGTGGACGGCGCCGAGATGAAGGTGATGCTGCGTTGGGGCGTCAAAGCCATCGACTACCGCGGCGCCTACTGGAACGCAGGCGCGTAACTCAACCGGACCTATCGGCAGCGGCCTCGCCGCTGCCTGACCCGCCTCCCTCTTTCGCATAGGAGCCACCATGCCTCGCAACTTCGTCGCCCCCGGCGAGCACTTCGATTTCACCGCCACCGCTGCCGTCGCCTCGGGCGATGTGGTGCTCATGACCGACACCATCGGTATCGCCACCCGTGCCCTCGCCATTGGCGAAACCGGCCCGGTGGTTACCGAGAACGTCTTCACCGTTTCCAAGCTGTCCACCGACGCGATCACCAAGGGCCAGAAGGTCTATTGGGACAACACCAACAAGCGCATGACGCTCACCTCGGCCGGCAATACGCTGGCCGGCCGCGCCTATGCCGCTGCTGGTGCGGGCACCACCTCGGTCCCCGTCAAGATCAACGCCTGATCCCGTGGCCGTGCAGATCACCACCGCCCCCATGGCCGCTGTGATGCCCGATGCAGGCGCCCAGGTGCTTCGGCGCCTTGCCAATGCCTCGCTCGATTTCGGCGGGCAGTCCGTCTTCGGCTTGTTGGCTGATGAGCCGGCCGAAGTGGGCATGGGTGGGCAACAGGTGCGCGTGCGTCGCAAGACGCTGCTTTGCCTGGCGGTCGATCTTCAAGAGGTGGTCGGCGGTGTGCAGCAAGGCACCGCCTGCACCTTCGACGGCGCCGCTTGGCTGGTGGCGGATCTGGTGCCTTACAGCATCGTCGGCCAGGTGCTGGTGGTGATGGAGCGCCCCTGATGCTCGCGCACCAACAGCTTCTGGGCCTGGTGGTGGCTGCCCTGCAGTCCGCGCCCGCTCTGGCGCCGGCCGAAGTGTTGCGACAGCGCACCCGGCCGCTGCCAGAGGGCGTTGATCGCGGGGTATCTGTCCGCCTGGTCAACAGCCGGCCGCGGGCCACCGTGATGAGCGTGATCGATTGGCAAACGGTGATCGCCGTCGAGTTCATCGCCCGTTGCGGTGCATCGATGTCGCCCGACGAAGCGGTGGGCCCGCTGGTCACGGCTGGCCATCAAAGCATCGTCGGCGCTGCCACTTTGAGTACTGCTGGTTTCTCTGTTGAGCCCGAGCCGCACCTTGATTGGGACCAGAACGAATTCGACGAGCGGGTGGGCGCCTGCACCGCCTTCTACACCTTCCGCCACCGAACCGCGTGGCAAGACCTCAACACCTGACCATGGCCAAGACCCCTGACACCCCCCAGGCCGTGCCCGACCACGGCCGCACGTCCGAAAACACGCCGCTGCCTGGCGGCGGCCATTGGACCTGGGATGACATCGCCGGCGCCTGGCGCTCGCTCGATGTGCCCACCGACACCGCACCCACCACCCCTGCACAGGAGTAATCCAACATGCCTCGCTACAACCGCAACATGCTGCTGATGTCCAAGGTGGAACCCACCGCCGGCGTCGACGCAGTGCCCACCGCCGCCGCTGACTCGGTGTTGATCGTCGAAAACGTCGACATCACGCCGATCGAAATCACCTACGCCCAGCGCAAGCTGCTGCTGCCGTACTTCGGCACCAGCCAGGATCTTCTGGGTACCTACTTCAGCAAGATCAGCTTCTCGGTCGAGGCCGCTGGCAGCGGCACCGCCGGCACCTCTGCGCCATGGGGCCGCCTTCTGCTGGGCTGCGGCGTGGCCGAGGCCTCGCTCACCACGCCTACCCGCGTGGAAAGCACGCCCATCTCCACCGCCCTCAAGACCCTCAGCCACTACCTCAACGACGACGGCGTGCAGCACAAACTGCTTGGTTCGATGGGCAGCGCCAAGTTCAGCGCCAAGATGGGCGAAACGCCCAAGTGGATGTTCGATTTCATCGGCGCCTACACCCCCGGCACCGCCGTGGTGTTGCCTGCGGCCACGCTTACCGCGTGGAAGATCCCCAAGCCCATGAACAAGTCCAACGTGGTGGATATCACTATCGGCTGCACCTACGCCGCCGGCGCGCTGGCGGGCGGCACGGTGTTCCCCAGTACCGGCCTTGAAATCGACTTCGGCAACAAGACCAGCTTCTTCTCCACCCTCTCCAGCGAGCGTGCCGAGATGACTGACCGCGACAGCAAAGCCAGCTTCGAGCTGGAGCTCACGGCCGCTCAGGAAGTCACCGCCCTGGCGGATCTGGTGGCCAACACCACCACCGGCCTGGGCTTCACCATCGGCTCTCTGGCTGGTGAACAGCTCATCTTTCACGCCCCGGCCATGCAGCGCACCAGCCTCAAGAAAGTCGACAAAGACGGCGTGCGCTTGATCGGCTTCGATGCCAAGTTGGTGCCTGTCAGCGGCAACGACGAATGGCGCTTTGTGCAGAAGTAAGGGGTGACGCAATGAACTTCAAACTCACGGTCAGCGATGTCATCGACGTGCCCGTCAAGGGCAGCGTGAAGGACGGCTCCGCCAGCGTCAACTTCAACTTCACCCTGCAGGCTAAGCGCCTGCCGTTGGATCAGTACCGCGAAGCGCTCAAGCCCGAGAACGCCGTGTTGATGCGCGAGTTCCTGGTCGACAACGTGCAGGGCTGGCGCGGCCAGCGCCTGGTGTTGGATGCTGACGACCAGCCGGCCAGCTACTCGCCAGAAGCCTTTGCCTGCCTGCTCACCTTGGTGGGCATGGAGGAGGCTTGCTCCGCTGCCTACCTGCAGGCCATGCAGGTAGGTGATACCGCAGCAGGCCGCCGGGGAAACTGACTGAGGCTGCGCGGCTGTGGGCGCGAGGCCAGTTCACCGATGACGACAACGCCGATGACCCCAGTGCGCAGCCTGGTGGCGATGACGACGGCGGCCGCATGGCCCGCATCCTCGCGCAAATGGGGCTGCGGGCGGTGGACGCTGAGGGTGGAGATGCCGCCCTGCAATCCCGCCCCGCCTGCACGCCCTGGTACCTCTGGCCGGTCAACGCCCGCGTGTGGTCGTTCTGGATGCGCTTGCAAACACAGTGGCGGCACGCTGGCATGGCGGGTGTGGCTACCGGGCTTGACTACGCCTCAGTGCTGGCCTTGCTCGACCGCGCTGGCTTCACGCCCCGCCGGCGCCGCGAAGCCTTCGAGGCCGTGCAAGACATGGAGCGGGCCGTGCTCGCCGTCTGGGCTGAGCGAGCGGACCGCTCAGCCGGGCGCTGATCACAGGCTGTCGTCGAGCCCATGGTCGCGCAGCCAGCGTGCGTGGTGCGCCTGGTCACGCAGCCAGCGGCGGTGCCAGGGCAGCACGGCGGCGATCAACAGCGCGGCCAGTGCCCAGAACACCCAAGCGCCTGGCAACAGCAGGCTCACCAGGGCCAACGCCGCGAAGGCGGCCCCGAAGTACCCGCGGAAGAACGCAGAAAGCAGCTTGGTCATGTGCGTAACTTTAGCTCAGGGGCTCACCCATGAATGAAATCAAGGTACGCCTGGCCCTCGATTCCGGTGCCTTTGTCTCGGGCATGGGTGCTGCCAACGGCCGGTTGGGTGCATTCGAAAGCCAGGGGCAGCGCGCTGCCGCCGCGGCTGAGCGCCTCAGCTCGGCGATTTCCCGTGTGGGCCACTACGCCGTGGGTATTGCTGGCGTGGCGCAAATCTCGCAAACCATTTCCGGCGTGGTGCGGCTGGCTGATGAGTACGCCAACCTCAACGGTCGCCTTGCCCTGGTTACCGGCTCGGAACAGGCCCGCGCCCGCGTGCAGCAGCAGCTCTTCCAAGTGGCGCAGGAAACCCGAACCGGCTTGTCTGGTATGGGCAGTCTTTACGTGAAGCTGAGCCAGAGCACTGAGAGCCTCGGGCTCAGCGAGCAGCGCCTGGTGGGGATCACCCGCACCATTGGCCAGGCCATGGCTTTGTCGGGCGGCGAGACTGAGTCTATGCAAGCCGCGCTCATGCAGTTTGGCCAAGGCCTGGCCGCCGGCACGCTGCGGGGCGAAGAGCTGAACTCGGTGATGGAGCAAACCCCCGCCCTGGCGGCGGCCATCGCGCAGGGCATGGGCCGCACCGTGGGTGAGCTGCGCGAGCTGGGCGCGGCCGGCAAGATCACGGCTGACACAATCGTGCGCGCCCTGGAAGCCAGCGCCACCGGCGTCGACACTGATTTTCGCAGGCTGCCCCTCACCGTGGGTCAGGCGGTCACCCAGATGAACAACAGCCTCCTGCGGGCTGTGGGCGTGTTTGACCAGGCCAACGGCCTCTCGCGCGGCTTGGCCGAAGGCGTGAGCTTCCTGGCGCAGCACATGGGCGTGCTGGTCACGGCGGGCCTGTCGGTGGTGGGTGTGATGGGGGCTCGCATGGCGCAAAGCCTGGCGGGCGCCACCATGGCCGTGATGGCTGATCGCTCCGCCCGCGTTGCTGCCCTGCAAACCACGGTAGCCCAATCTGCGGCCACTTTGGCGCAAACCGAAGCCATCGCCATCCATACCGGTTGGGTGCTGGCTGACGCTCGCGCCACGCTGGCGCACACCACCGGCCTGGGCGCCAGCGTGGTGGCGCAAAACGCCGTGATCGCGGCCACCCAGCGGCACACCGCTGCGCTGGCTGCGCAGTCTGCGGCACAGGGCGCACTGGCCGGGGCCACAACGACGCTGGCCGGTGCCACCTCCATCGCCGGCCGGGCGCTGGGCCTGCTGGGTGGGCCTATCGGGCTGGTGACCACGCTGCTGGGGCTGGGGGCCACTGCGTGGGCGGCTTGGTCTTCATCCTCGAAGACGGCAGAAGTCGTCGCAACCGCCGCGGTAGCTCAGTCCACCGTAGAAATTCTGGCCGACCTCGACAAGCAGATCACCAAGCTGCGCGAGCGCAACCGTCTCGCGCAGGTGGTGCCATCGGTTGCGCAGGGTAGTGGCCCGTCCGTCGAGAGGTTGGCTGAATTGCAATCTCGCCTTGACGACCTCAACGCTCGCCGCGGCGATGCGGCCAGCATGAATGAGATCACGCGCCAGGCCGTGCTGCAGGCCACCATGCGCGACTACGGCGTGCTGTACGGCCGCATTCAGGCCCTCAATGCCGAGCAGGCTCGCGCCAAGGAAATCGGCCAACAGCCGGCCCGCGCCGCGTGGCTCGAAAAGTACGCCAGCGATGCTGAGCGCCTGCAGGCTGAGCTGAAGAAAGCTGCGGCCGACTTCGGCGGTGTAATCCCGCCTGACCTCGAAGCACGCATCCGCGAGAAGTTCACCAAGCCTACGAAGGACGGGGTAGACCTGGCCAAGCAGTACAGCGGCCTGGTGTCTGACCTGCTGGCCAAGGAAGGCGGCTTGGCGGCCGACTACGCCGAAAAGATCGCCACCCTCAACGCTGGGTTCGCCAGAACCAACCAGGGCACCGCAGCCACTGAGCGCTATGCCGCCGCAGTGCGGGTGCTGGTGGCGCAACAGCCGTTCGCAGTGAAGGCGGCCAAGGACTTGGCTGAAGCCGACAAGTTGGCCACCGCTGCCCGTGAGGCTTCCATCAGGGCTGCCGAGCAAAGCCTGGCTCAGGTGGCGCAGCGCGTGTTGGCGCTGCGTGATGAAGAGCAAGCACTGCTCATGCAAAGCAACATGTCCATCACCCTGGCCGCCGCGCTTGAAGAGGTGGCAATCGCTCGCCTGCAGGAGGCTCGCGCGGCTGCCTTGTCGGCTGGCAACACCGAAACCATCGCCGCCATCGAGCGCGAGATTGCTGCCCGCCGCGAACTCGCCGGCCTCACTGACCGTAAAGACCGGCGCGAAACCGAAGGCAAGGAAAAGACCGAGGCCGACCGCCGCTTGCGAGACTACCTCGGCAAAGACATTGGCACTGACTTGGCCGCTGGCTTCGACCGCGCCAGCCAAAGCCTTGGCACCTTCGTGCAAACCTTCGGCAAGCTGACCGACCAGCAGGCGGTCTACAGGCAGGCCATCAAGGATGCCGGGGGTGATTCCAACAAGCTGGCTGCGGTGGAGTTGCGCGATCTGCGGGCCCGCTACAACAGCTACGGCTCGCTGGCGGGCGCAGCCAAGGGCTTCTTCAAGGAAGGTTCCAAGGGCTACAAGACCATGGCCACCGTGGAGAAGGCCTTCCGCGCTGCCGAGCTGGCCACCGCGGTGGCCAATGCCGCGCAGCAGATGGGCCTCATTTCGGCCACCACGGCTGCTAAGGTGGCCAGTGTGGGGCTGCAGTCCAGCGCGGTCACTGGCGGGCAGGCGGTGGAGACCAGTGCCGTCACCGCTGGCGAGGCGGCTCGCAACGCTGCCAAGGTACCGGGTGTGTTCATGGCCTTCATGAGCGCGTTGGGCCCGTGGGGCATGGCGGCGGCTGGTGTTGCTGTGGCTGCCGTGCTGGGTGGGGCGTTCAGGGGTGGTGGCGGTGGCGGTTTTGCGCCCACCAACTCGGGCACCGGCACCGTGCTGGGCGATCCCACGGCGCGCAGTGAATCCATCTCGAAGGCGATTGATCGGCTCAGTGATGTGGACACGATGACGATGCGGTATAGCGGGCGCATGTTGGTGGCGTTGCAGAGCATCGAGGCCAACATCGGCGGGCTGGTGTCTGCGATCGCCCAGGGCCGCGGCCTGGAGGGCGCCGCCGCTGGCGTGCAGACTGGTTTCACGCAGAGCGCTCGTGGTCAGATGGTTGGCACGGCGGCACGGGCTGCGGCCGCCTACTTCACGCTCGGAATCACCGAGGCGCTCGGCATCGGCGGGGCCATCGGGAAGTTTGTCGGGAACGCCTTCGGCACCAGCGTGGCCATCAAGGGGCAGGGCCTCACGGGCGCATCGCAGACGATGGGGCAGGTGATGTCGGGCGGCTTTGATGCGCAGTACTACACCGATGTCGAGAAGAAAAAGAAGTCGTTCTGGATCACCACCGGCACCAGCCGGGAAACGCTGCTGAGCGATGCCGATGGCGATGTTGACCGGCTGATGACGCTGGGCCTGTCGTCCCTGGCCGATGCCGTAAAGGCAGCGTCGGCGCCCCTGGGTGCATCGCTGGCTGACGTGGAGCGCCAGATCAGCGGCTTCGTGGTGAACGTCGGCAAGATCGACCTCAACGTCACGCCGGAAGAGCGCAACAAGAATCTGGCCGCGGTGTTTTCTCAGCAGGGTGATTTGCTGGCAGAGGCCGTGTTGCCGGCCTTCAAGGCTTTTCAGAAGCTGGATGAGGGCTACCTAGAGACTGTTGGCCGCCTGGCCTACGGGGTGGAAAGCGCCCGCGCTGCCATGCGCGGCATGGGCGTGGCGGTCACTGACCTAGCCAGCGTCGTCAACAAGCAAGCCAGCGACATCGGCGCCGAGCTGGTGCGCCAAAGCCTGGTGGCTGCTGAGACCACCAGCCGAGTGGTGGCCCAAACGGTCACCACGGGCGGCTTCTTGGGCATGAAGTACGTCACCATGCTGCGGTACTACACCGAGACCACCGTCAGCGGCATCGGCGAGGTGATGCAGGGCCTGCAGGGTAGCGCTGAAGAACTGGTGTCCGCCTACCGCGGCCTGGTGGATGCGCGCACCTCGCTGCGTCTGATGGGATTCAACGGTGATGCGGTGGGGTATGACCTGCTGGGCGGCAGCGGTGGGCTTGAGGGCCTCACCGATGGCCTGGCTGCTTTCGAGGCTCTGGTGCTCAACGACAGCGAGCGCCTGTCAGTGGCCACAGCCCGGCTGGGCGAGCAGTTCGGTCGCCTGGGCCTGCAGCTCCCCGCCACCGTGGCCGATTACGCCGCTCTGGCGCGCGGCATCGACACCAGCAGCGCCGCGGGCCGCGAGCTGCTGGGCCAGGTGCTCACGCTGGCCGATGCCTACTCGCAACTGGCCGATGCGCAGAAGACCATTGCCGACGAGCGCACGGGCCTGGAGGATCAGCTCGCGGAGTTGATGGGCAACACCACGGCCATCCGCTCCCGCGAGCTGGCCAAGCTGAGCGAAGGCAACCGAGCCCTGCAGCAGCGTATTTGGGCGCTGCAGGATGAGAAGGCGGCGAGCGAGGCGCTTTCCAGCGCCGGGCAGGGCGTGGTGGCGTTCATCAATGAGCTGCGCGGCGTGTCGGGCTCGCGGGCCTCGCTGGACCGCCTGCGCGGCACCTACGTGGCTGATCTGGCCGGCGCTCAGGCGGGCGACACCGATGCCAGTGGCCGGGTGGTGTCCAGCGCCAAGAGCTTGGTGGAGGCGCTGAAGGCTACCGCCACTGACCCGATTGAGCTGGCCCGTCAGACTGCCCGCGTCGCCTCGCAACTGCAGGCCCTGCCGGCTGTGGCGGCCTACACCACCACCAAGGTGGCAGAGGCGGCCAAGGCCATCAACGTCAGTGCCCAGGCTCTGGCTGAGGCCAGCGCCGCGCCTGCTGCCCAGGCTGATGTGGTGGCGCCGGTGGTGAGCGTGGCGGTGGCGCCCGTGGTGGCAGCCACCGCGGCCGCCCAGGTGGCTGCCGAGCAGGCGCGCTCCGATGCTCTGCGCGACGAGGTGCGGGCGCTGCGGGTGGTGCTGGAAGGCTTCCGGGCCGAGCACCTGGACCGCACGGCGGCAGTGATCAGCAACACCGGCCGCGTGGCGCGCACGTTGGAAAACGTCACGCCTGACGGTGGCGATGCCTTTGCCGTGCGGGTGGCCTCCACATGAGCATCGCCCAGGCGGCCCTGCAGGTGCTGGTGCCCTACGCCATCAGCGACTCCACGCTGGTGAGCAGCAGCGTGGCCGAGAACGACTATGCCGTGTGGAGTGCGGCCACCGTGTACGCCGTGGGCACCCGGGTGATTCGCACCCAAACCCATCGCATCTATGAGCGGCTCACCGCCGGCAGCAGCACGGCAGCACCTGAAGACGATCCTGAGAATTGGTATGACGTGGCCGCCACCAACCGGTGGGCCATGTTCGACCAGGCCGTGGGCAGCGTCACGTCTGCGCTCACGGGGCCCATCACGGTGCAGCTCAACATGCCCGGCCCGGTGAACGATGTGGTGCTGCTGGGCGTGATCGGCACCAGCGTCAACATCACCATGCCCGGGGCCAACCGCACGGTGGCGGTGCCGGGCAGCGCTGCGGCCTTGTTGGTGGAGGGCCTGGCATCGCCCGGCGGCACGCTCACGCTCACCATCAGCGGCCCCGGCATCGTGGGCCTGGGCACCTTTGCGGCGGGCAACTTCACCTCGCTGGCCTATGTGGTGCAGGGGGCGCAAGCGGGCATCACCGATTTCAGCAAGAAGGGCTTCGATGCCTTTGGCCAGCCCGAAATCGTGCGCCGCAGCTACCTGCGCCGGCTCACCCTGCCGGTGTCGCTGGCGGCGGCCAGCTTTGATCAGGTGGTGCGCATCCTGAGCGCGTTGCGGTCAACGCCGGTGATCTGGCGCGGCGTGCCCTGGCTGCAATCCACGCTGGTGTACGGCTGGCCAAAGGATTGGTCGCTCAAGCTCGACACCGCCACCCAGGCCAGCGGCTCCATCAGCCTTGAAAGCCTCGCGCTGGGGTTGCTGTCATGAAGGCGCTGGTACCCCTGGCCGTGACGGATGCGGTGCTGTTCTCCAGCAGCGTGCCCGAGGCCGATTTCCCCTGGTGGGTGCCCGGCACGGCCTATGCCGTGGGCGACCGGGTGATCCACATCACCACGCACTGCATCTATGAGCGCCTGATCGCCGGCACCACCAGCACGGCGCCAGAAGACGCCCCAGACCATTGGGTGCGCGTAGGCCCCACCAACCGCTGGGCCCTGCTGGATGAATCGCCCGGCAGCGCCACGTCTGTGGTGGTGGGCCCGCTGGTCTATGAATTCGACATGCCCGGCGCTGTGAGCGACATTGCGCTGATTGGCCTGCTGGCCACCCAGGTGCAGGTTCATGCTGGGGGCACGCTGGTGCGCACGGTGGCCGTGCCTGCGCCGGTGGCGCCGTCCACCACCTCCACCGTCGTCATCAGCGGGCTCAGTGTGGCGCAGGGCGTGCGCCTGAAGCTCACCATCAGCGGCACCGGCGCCGTATCGGTGGCGCACTTCACCGCGGGCGCCTTTTCTGACCTGGGCCGCACGCTGCCCGGTGCGCAAGTGGGCATCACGGACTACAGCACCAAGACCACCGACGACTTCGGCGTCACCGCCGTGAAGCGCCGCCCCTACTCGCGCAAGCTGCAGGCCACCGTGGTGGTGCCTGTGGCATCGGTGGATGCCGTCAGCAGCGTGCTGGAAGACCTGCGTGCCGTGGTGTGCTTCTGGCAGTTCGTCGACGGCTTTGAATCCCTGAGCACGCTGGGCTTTTACCGCGATTGGGGCTTCGATCTGCGCGAGGCCTCGCAGTCCACCTACAGCATCACGGTGGAAGGCCTGGCCCGTGATGACGTGGTGATCAGCCCAGGCCAGCCGCTCACCCTGACGGGTGCCGAAGCGCTGGTGGAGTCTGGCAACTATGAGGTGCAGATCGAAAGCACCAACGGCGACGAATTCCGCGTGGGCCTGGGCACGCACACGCTGCTGATCGCCCATGTCTTCCGCAACGGCGTGGAAGTCACGGCCGATGTGCCCGAGTCGTGGTTTCGGTGGCGCCGCGTCAGCCTGTTTCCCGCCGGCCCGCCCAACGACGACGCGAGCTGGAACGCCCTCTATGCCACTGGCTACAAGCAAATCAACGTGAGCGTGGACGACGTGGCCAGCAAGGCCACCTTCTTCTGCGACATCTTGAAGCCCTGATCCCTTCCTCAACTCCCCCAACCAAAACCACCGCGCAGCCGCGCACCGGAGCACCTCATGCCAACCCTTGTTTCTACCGGCCAACTCACCATCGTTGACAACAACGATGCCCGGCCCATCACCGCCTTCATCGCTGCCAACGGCCCTGCCCAGCAGATCTACACCAAGGATGAAAGCACCGTGGTCTACACGCCAGACTGGGCAAGCACGCCGCTGGTGTTGAGCGCCAAGGTGTACGTGGGCGGTGCGGGGGCGGCTACCGAAGGATCGGCCAACCTGTCGAACCGCAAATGGTCCACCGATTTGAGCACCAGCCTCGGAACCGGCACCACCTACAGCATCAACGCCAACCTGGCCGCTGGTTCAGCCCCGGTCACCTACTACTTTGAGGGTGACTACACCGATCCCGTCACTGGGCTGGTGAATCACGTTGTGGCCTCCATCGTGGTGAGCCAGGTGAAGACGGGCACCAACGCTGTCTACATCCAGATTCGCGGCCAGCTCACCATTGAAGAATCGACCACCTCCACCAAGAACACGGGCCGTGTGGTGGCTGATTTGATCCGCGCTGCAGGTGTCGACAACACCGGCGTCACCTACCGTTGGTTCCAAAGCCCGCACGCTGCAGCCGATCAGGTTGACGGCAACCTGGCCAGCGTCACCACGAAGTACGGGCTGCAAGACACCGCCGCGGCCAACGCCAACCGCGTGGGTGCCATCGGCCAGCTGCAAACCGGCAGCGGCACCACCACGGCCGGCATCACCACGGCCAACGTGCCAGACGGTGGCTGGATCGACGCCAAGGCGCTGATCATCAACGAGACCGCTGTCACCGACATGATGGTGTTCAAGGTGGAGGCCAAAGACAGCGACGGCACGATCTACCAGGCCTTCTTCACCGTGTACGACGTGTCTGATCCGTATGACACCAAGCTCGTATCCACGTCGGGTGACAAGCTGCAAAACGGCGTGGGCAGTACCGATGTCTACCCTGACGTGTACTACGGCGCCAACAAGCTCACCAACTTGGCGAGCTGGTCATTCACCTGGTACTTCTATGACCGCAACGGCAACCGCGGCGGCTTTGTGGACACCACCCGCACCGCGCAGGCGGGTGGGCGTGACATCACGGCCAACACCACGGGCACCAGCGCGGTGTTCACCTACTCGGGCACCGCGATCACCTTTGCGGCTGGCGACATCATCAAGTGCGTCAAGCCCGATGGCTCGGCCTGCTTCTTTGAAGTAGCTTCGGGCACGGGCAACACGGTGACCATCCGCACGCCCAGCACCAACACCTGGCTGACCTTCACCACCTTCCCAGCGCCGGCAGCCACCACTGATTTCGCACCGGGCGGCAAGTTGTTTGTTTGCACCGCCGCGGGCACCCGCACCACGGCCGGCGCCAACAACAACGCGCTGGCGGCAAAGATCACCGTCACGGGCGACGAGATCGACGCCAAGGGCCGCATCGTCTGCGAGAGCAACCGCCCTTAACGCCACCGACTAACAGCCTGGCACTGAACGCGCATGCCCACCTTGGTATCCACTGGCGAAATCACCATCGCCGATCTGAACGACGCCGTGCAGCTCTTGCTGAGCCTGCCCACCGTGGCGCTGCCGGCCAATGCCGCCGGCACCGTGAGCAGCTTTGCCACGGCTGTGTCTACCGCGCGAGTGATGCAGGGGGGCGCCAACGTGACGGCGTCGTGGACCCTCAGCAAGTCAGACAGCAACTGCACCAGCACGCTGGCCAGTGGTGTGGTCACGGTCAGCGCGTTGAGTGCTGATGCGGGCTCGGTCACGGTCACGGCCACTCGCGCCGGTTGGCCTACGCTCACGGCGGTGTTTGCGTTGAGCAAGGCCAAGCAGGGAGCTACCGGCGCAACGGGTTCCACTGGTGCTGCTGGTGCCACGGGTTCAACTGGGGCAGCCGGTGCCGCCGGCGCTGATGCCTTCACCCTGCTGCTCAGCAGCGAGGCCTGGCAACTGCCGGCTGACTCAGGCGGCAACGTCACCAGCTACACCGGCGCCGTGACCACTGCAAAGGTGCTGAAGGGCACCACCGACGACACGTCGAACTGGACTTTCACCCGCCTGGCATCGTCGGCCAACATCACATCCACGGCCTCGGGCACGCCGGCGGGCTCCATCGTCACCATCACGGCCATGGCTGCCGCATCGGCTGTGGAGTACGTGGACATCACGGCCACGAAGTCGGGGGCGCCCACGCTCACCAAGCGCTTCAACGTGACCAAGGCGAAGCAGGGTGCCGCGGGTGCGCCCGGTTCTACTGGGGCGACAGGCTCGACGGGGCCGCGCGGCACCGTGGAGCTCGCAAGGGCCATCGCCACCTCGGTCTGGTCTGATTCCGAAGCCGCCTCGGCCCTGTCAGGTGCCGGCTACGGCACGGCGGTTTCGGGTGATGTGGTCACGCTCTACAACACCTCCACTAAGTGGGCGGAATCGCGGGTTTACTCTGGGACTTGGCAAACGCTTGCGGCCCACATCAACGGCGCGCTGCTGGTTGACGAAAGCGTGGTGGCACGCAAGATCGATACGCGCGGCCTGAGCATCAAGGACGCGGCGGGCAACGTGATTCTGGCTGCAGGCACCGCGCTGGGTTATCTGGACGCGGCTGGCGCGCTGCGGCTGGCAGGTGATGCGGTGGCGTACACCGACCCGCGGAACCTGGTCGACGCCAGCAGTTGGGTGCCGGGAAGCGCCTTCCCCTGGTCAGGCCTGAACACCGTTGCAGCGGAGAACTCGGTGATCAGCGGCGTGGGGCCCAATGGCGCAACGATGGCGCTGCTCAAGGGTTTGTCGAACGGCGACTCGGCAACGGCGGGTAACTGGGATGGCGGCTACTACAACGACGGCCCGCTGAACACCTACCGCGCGATTGACACATCGAAGCGGTATCGCGTCATCGTGCCTTTCAAGCGATTGGACTCTTCACCCAGCGGCACCAGCCGCTTTTATATGGGGGCGTCTCCTGGGTTCCCTGGCGCCGGGTTGGAGAGGCTCTATGGTCAGAACGGCACCTCGCTGATCAGCAATCCCTACTTCGTGAATCGCCTGGTTTCCGAGCTGCCGTTGAACGTGTGGCTGTACGCGGTGGGGTATGTCTACCCACTCGGCAGCACAAACGTTGCCCTCGCTGATACCGGCATCTATGTGGCCTCCACCGGTGAGCCCGTTGCGGGGAACAACGGGGCAGCCACTTTCGTGTGGCATTCGAACGCAGCGACCCTGGGTAGTGGCTTGAGGGCTGGTCAGTACGACTGCAAGACGGTTGGCGAAGAGATGCACTTCGCGCCGCCGTTCATCCACGTCGTGGACGGCAGCGAGCCCAAGCACACCGAGCTGTTCAGGCCGTCATCGATTCTGAATGAGAACATCAGCATCAACGCCGACGGCACGCTCAGCGGTGGTGGCGCTGGCCAAGTAACGATCACCGGCCTGGGATACACCGGTGATATGAACGCCACCAGCGACCTCACGCTGGTGGCTGATATCGGCTGCACCGTGGCCGGCAACACCATCACGAGCACGCACACCTCTTCAGGGTTTGGCAACTGCGCGGCTCATTCGAGAGAGGGTTTCGCCAACGGCGCCTACCTGTCTTTCGTCGTGAACGATCTGGGGAAGTCGTTCCTTGCCGGGCTGAATGACGCCCCGGCCTCTTCGAACACCTACACCGATATGGAGTTCTGTTGGTACCTCGATCCCAGCGGGAATGCGAGGGTGCGCACCGGGGCGAACATCGCCGTTGATCTGTACACCACGACTGTGGCGGTTGGCGATGTGCTGCTGATCCAGTATGACGGCGGCGCTTGCTACTTCCTAAAGAACGGGGTGCTGATGTACACGGCCACGGGCGTGACGCCTGGCCGCACCTATTTCGCTGACTTCAGCCTGTACCACGTGGGCACCACCGTTGCGGGAATCAAGTTTGGCCCCTTAGGGAACAACGCATGGGGCGCCCTTGCCGGCATCCCCTACGAAACCATCTTCAACAACGACGATAGCGTAGCCCTGGGCTTCAACCCCACGTTCAACTGGCCAAGTGGCAATTACCCAGTGAACTGGCTGAACTGGGCGGGTGGGGTGCCCACCAAAGAGACAAGCATTGTGCGGGTGGGCACGGCCGCCGTGCGCTACGCCGCCAGCGGTGCCAACATCGGAATGCAGCGGCAAGTCTCGTTTGCTGCGAGCCCGCTGCCGGTCGGCACCTTCCTGGCCGGCTCGGTTGACATGTACCTGGTGGCATTCACCAGCGGCAAACCGCTGATCGTGGTTGACCTCTTCACCGATTCGGCCTTGACTGCGTACACCCGTCGAGAGGTGCCCATCCCGGTGGCCAGCGCAGGCGCTGTGGGGGCGTGGCAACGTGTGCCTTGGACGGCGCGCGTGGGAGCCGCGCAGCAGATCTATGGGGTTCGGATCTACGTGATGGGGTGTTGGACCTCAGCCGTCACTGGTGCCTTCACGGGCACGGTGATCTTCGACAACCTGCGCTTCATGCTGGCCGACTCCACTGTGGACAACAAGGCTCTGACATTGAGCGAGGCGGGGGGGGTTATTTCTATCCCCGGGTCCGGCGGCGGGACGGTTACCGCTGTGACGCCGAACAACAAAATCAATACCGGCAACGTCTCGACCTATCTTGGCGCTGCCGCAATCACAAATGCCTACATTGGCAAGTTCATCAGCTCCGACAATTTCGACGGCGCGGTGAATGCCTCAGGCGCGATCACGGCCAACGGCAACAACGGCTGGGCGATCGGCAAATCAGGCAAGGCGGTGCTGCAGGATGTGTACGTCCGCGGCTCGGGCAAGTTTGCTGGCGACATCACCGGATCGAATGGCACCTTCTCGGGTGTGTTGGCCGCCGGGGTGGTCGATTTCACCGCGGCCACGGGCTCCCGCTTTGAGTATTCAACCCCGGGCACGTACAGCGTCTACAC